TTTTTAGCAAGTCCTTAATGTCTTGCTGCAAATCCTCAAGGGATTTGATTTGTCCACGATGATACATTAATTGTTTTTCATCGTCAACATTATAGATAAGGTTAGTTTTAACATTATCAAGTCTTCTATTTAGAAGTTTTTTAATTAGATCTAATGTCTCTAGATCCATTATTTTTTGCCGTTTCTAAATATTTGTGTGCCCTTTATTCCAAATATACTCGCTACGACCAAGATCCACAGGTTTGTGAACCATGACGGGAGCGACTGAAAATATTCAAAGAAAAGTTTTACCTTTTCCATAGCTTCTGGATCGTCTGACATCACTGCCCACATTAACACCACGATAGGGGCTGAAATAATAATAAGAACGAATTCGTCCTTATAGTCGTTTTGCCTCGCTTCTAAAAGTTTACCCTGGTAAGCTTCCTCACCTCGAGCTTGTCTTTCTGCGTGAAGTAGTTGAGCTTCTGACATTGCCATTTTAGCTTTTTGACGATTCTGATATATTTTAGAACCAGCTTGAGCTGCTATTTTTAATGCACTTAGCCACATGTTTCCTCCAATACTTTGTTAAGTTTACGATATTTATCATTATGATTTTGATTATCGATATACATTTTTAACACCATATCGATTTTATTTTTTCTTCGCAATGATAAAAAATTATATATTTTAAAAAATATGTTTATAGCAGCCTTACCTCTAGCTCTCCATCTATAAGTATATTTGTGATGACTTTCTCTTGGTTTAATAGTGAATACTGAACCACACTTAAAAAAACTATGAATATTTTGAACAACGTCTAAATCTGACATTTCTACTGATATTGATGGAATTTGATACTTGACGTTTTTTGTACGTCTTGTTGTTTCGTAACTTATATAACCCTCACCATCAATAATACCAGCGTAATAAGCTTCTTTATCTGATTCCGATAAATTTTTTACCACTGGTTTGGATTGCAGAGATTCCTTTGATATCGGATTTTGCCCCCACTTCTCTATGTGGACAACCACCCCCTTTGAGTCCTTGTGGGTTTGGTCCTCTTTCTGGTGGAGGTCCAAATTCTTTTCCGCCACTTAGACTTCCTCCTCTACGTTTTTTCTCTACACCTGAAATTGTCCCTTTATTTTTTGATGCATAGAATACTGCTTCAGCTTCATCACCATACTGTTCTTTCATGGCGGACATAATTTTTTTACCTTTTTTATTTAATGGCATTATCTTAATTTATTTAAATCTTGTTTTGTTAAATTTTTACCACCATGCATTCTGATTCCATATTTTAAATCATCTTTTGCATCTTTTCTTTTTCCAGCACCTCTAACACCAGATTTCATAATCTCACTTATAGATTTTCCGCCAGATTTTTTATAAGCTTTGTAAGCAGTCTTAATACCTTTGGTAAGTAGTCCACCTAATAACATACTTCTATATTGATTTTTCATTATTTTTGTAACTTCCTTTCAGCGATATCTAATCTTTTATCTGATTGCTCGTCTTGTTGTGCTAACCTATCATACTCCAAATTTAATTTATTAGCTTGTCTTTGATTTTCTTGATCTTGTTTAAATCTTACCTCATTTTCTTTTCTTTGCATATCCATAGCCCTTAAATCAACCTCTTGTTGTTTAATTCTAACTAATGGATCTTGTTTATTTGCTTGTGCTTGCATCTCACCCACTACTAAACTTTCGGTAATCTCTGCTACAGCTGTAGCAACCGCATTATCAAAAGCTATTTGAAATTGTTGAGGGTCTGTTTGTTGTAAAGATAGTAAATTTTGGTCTTGTGCAAACTGTTCCTTAACTTCTTTTTGTGCTTTAAAAGAAATATGGTCAGAAACATGCGATTGTAAGTTTGCATACACCATCGGATTAATTTGAACCATTCTAGAAGCCATAAAAGCTGTGTGTGCAGCGATGTGAGCGTCATGATCTTGAGATTCAAAGGCAGTAAGTAGTTGCATTTGCAACGCTCTTGCATTTTCTTTAGCAGGATCCATCGGTTGAGGAGGTTTTGGTGCTGGTTTCATTAAAGTATCGATTTGTTTAGTGCCTAAAGCTTCATAAACACGTCTATAAGCTTCATAAACGTTGTGTAATTGTGGATTTGATTGAGCAATTTGCAATTGTGTCTGTGCTAACGTCACTCTTTGAGCCATAGACATGATATTTGGGTCAGCAACAGGTAAAATATCGACTCTGTTATCAAAATCTAACTGCTTAATCATACGATTTGCACCATAAACATCGTAAGGGTACTCTGGTGGTAGATATTCGCTACATAATCTTGCTAAAATTTTAAATTCTAGTCTCATTGCATAGTAACAACGCTTGTGTACACCAGTCATAACTCTAGATCCACGCTCCATCAAAGCAATTGTAGTGCCTACAGCTCTGTTTTGAGTATCATTACCAGTGCTTAAGTCTGTAATCTGTGCAAATTTAGTTCCTGCGTTAACAACAAAACCTAAAAGTTGGAATAAAGTTGGACTTGGTTCTGTAAATGGCAGTTGAAAAAACTGATCTCTTATGTTTCCGCCTGGTGCATCAACGTCTCTAAACTCACCTGGCTGAATTGGTTGGTCGTCATCTCTAACTCTAAGTCCTCTAGACTTAAATCCTGCTGGTAAATTTTTTAAAGTTCCTGCATCTATTAATTGTCTTAACGCAATCGTTGCTGCTCTTGATAATCCACCTATCATGTGTATCAAACCAAAACCATAGAAACCTAAACCTGGTAAAAATTTGAAATGTACAAAGTATTCTATCCTTGTAAAGTTAGGATCATCAGCACTGTAGTTTCTATAAATAGATAATATTTCACCAGAACCCTCATCAAGTGTAACGATGTAAGGAATTTTTATTCCTTTTTTAATTTTTTTATCAAAATTTTCGTAGTCATCTAAATTTAAATCTACATGCATTTCTAAAATATTATAAATATAATCTGAATATGTATCTTTCATACCATCTAACTTATTGATAGCGTCTTGCACTTCATCTTTTTTCTGTTGTGGTTTTGGTAAATCAATATCTCTGTAAAATCCAGCAGCCATTTTTTTGTTAATATCATTCTCTGTCATTTTGATGACGTGAGTTATTCTTCCTGCATCTTTTAAATCAGATGCATAGTAAGGGACAACTAAATCTTCTGCTGGAATAAATTTAGAACAAGGTCTTTGTAAAAATTCATCATAATATATTTTTTTAAATGTAGAGCCTGATAGAGGAAGATAAAATAACATTTGATCCATATCAGTTGTATAGTCTTCCATTCTCTCCATAAGAAGATAGTTCATATATTCTTTGACTCTCTGTGCTTGTTGTTCGGTGGCCGGTGTTCTTAAACCCACAACTGATGTTCTTACCGGACCATCGCTAGGTAATAGTTCTTTGTAAGCTGATGCTTGGAATTGTGTTACTGATTCAGCAAGTAAAGGATGAGTGACACCGGAAGCTCCTTTAAATGGTTTTGATTGCTCTGTATAATTTGTGCCTAATAAATCTAAACCTTTAATATAAGCATCTTCCCAATCTTTTCTTGAAGTTCTGTCTTTTTTGTATTCAGATAATAATTCTGATCCAAGACTTTTAAGGATTCTTTCATCCATGTCATCGGCTAAATTAGCAGAGAATTCTTGTTCTAGATCCTCGGCTACCGGTTCTTGGCCCTCAATCGATACTTCAGGTGGTAAACCTTCAGGCTGTTCTTGCGGGGTTTGAATCTTTACTTCTTCTTCAATTTGTTCTTGATTTTCTTTTTCTATAGCCATAATCTAAATTAACATAGAGGTTTGAATATATCCACTACAAGCCCTCCCTCTCGTTTGTATAGCTTTTGAGTATAAGCCATACTAGGTTTAACCTCAACAGCAAAAGCATCAAAATACAAATTAGGATTATCAGGTGTTATTGATCTAAGTCCACTTTCTACTTGTTTTTCGAAAGCCTCTTCATGATATACACTTTTAATTTCTTTCCCGGCTAACGGGTGTTTTTTAGGATATTTAAATGTATTAGTTTTTAATTTTTTGTATGGCAGCTTAGGATCAGATAAAGATATTTTTATAGGTCCAGCATTTGAATCTTGGAATTTAGCAGTTTTTTTCATAAGATCGGCCATTACTGATTTACCTTTTTTGTTAATACCTTTACCACTAGCATAACCATAAAATCTTTCATTACCTGCTTTGTAACCTTGTCTAAAATGTAATTTATCAAATGGCATGACTGCAACAAAATCAACTTTCTCTTTAGCTGCTTTGTTCAATAGATATTTTAAAGCGTAATCTCCGTAGGCATCTGAGTCTAATAAAGGATAATAATCTTTGGCACTACTTGTTGACCCACCAAGTTTAGCGATTTGTTTATTTATAGTTTGCAATGCCGCTATATCAGCATTAGTCATATTATCAACATTCTCTAATAATTTATTTCTTTGCTCGATAAGTAACATATTTTCAGTTCGTCTTTGAAAGGGATTATATCTTACGTTAGGACCAAAGGCTTCTTTAGCTGTTAAAGACTTTGCAATACTTTGATTTGCATCAGATTGAATTTCATGTATTACAAAAGCTTTCTTACCGTTAGGCGTTGATCTAACATCATATCTTACATGGAATAAATTATTTTTTAATTCAGTAAAGTGTCCCATATTTTTCATTGCAGTGGAGTTTGTTGCAATGGGTTCATCTAAAATGAAAACAGTTTCTTTATAATTTTGACCACCTTGTAATGTGTAGTTTTCCTCAGCACGATACCGTGTAGGTTTGACACCGGATCTCGCACCAGTGGCTTTAGCATAAACTTCATCAACAGTGCCTCTCATCTTATTTAGGACTCTTTTTGCTTCTGTTGAAGTATAAACATCATCCACTGCTGATATTCCTGTCAGTTCATCAGAGAAAGCTTTATAACTTTGTTTGACATCATTTAACATTCCTTTTTCTATACCTCTTTCCATAGTCTTAATATGAGCATTTAATGAATCGAATCTATTTCTTAAGAAAGGAAATTGTGTTTTCATTGTGTTTGCTATTCCTTGTGCTTGTACTAAAGCAGGTCTGTACGCAAAATTTGAGATCGCATCATCTGAGTACGTTACAGATTTCAATCTATTAGCTGGGTTACCTCTTAAAAAATTACCAATATCTTGTGCAGATAATTTTAAATTATATTTTTTAGCTGCAGCAAGTATTCCACCAGCAAGTTCACCACCTTCATCAAATATAGCAACATTTGAATCAAACAATTCTTCTTTGTTTATGTTTGCAGTTTTACCTGCGTATCTACCTCTATCGTAAGTAAAAGATTTTGGACCTCTCTCAATTCTACTTGTGGGTTGTCCAAATATTTTAAAGTTTACTTTACGTGAAGATGTTAAATGGTCTACCCATTCATCAGCAGAATATTTACCGGGTCCTTTTCTCATAGCCCAATCATAAGTTGATGAGCCAAACAAAGGCTGTGCTCTTTCTCCCATTTGTAAATCACCAGTTTGTAATCTAGGATTTACAGGCACTAAATCTTTCTTAACAATTTCTGTTGCAGGCAGTTTTCTTGTTTCTGGTGTGTATGTTATTAGCTTTTGTTGCTGACCGGTGGCCTGTGCAGGCTTAGCCTTTTTTGTGATTAATTTACCTAAGCCCTGTAAGATTCCTTTGAGGGACATTAACCCTCCTAAAATAATTTAGTAGGTTTGTTTCTACCTAGTTTGACTTTTACTTTTACTGAACTGCCTTTAGACATTTGTGGAACTGCTAATTTAGGTGTTGGTATTACTGGTTGTCTTCTTAATCTTCCAGGAACATTTGAAATACCTCTACCACCTAAACCGCCTGGTATTGAACCTAATGGTCCTGGACCTATTGGGTCTCGTGGATCTTTTTTTCTTTTTTTTCTTTTTTCTTCCATTCTTTCTAAAGCTTCTCTTGTAGCTTTTTTTCTGTCTTTAGCTTTTATTTTTTTATATACATTTTCTGCTGATGCTAAATCTCCTGTGTCATAACCCATAGCCATCATAGGTCGTTGCATCATGCCACCGCCCATTTTGCCTTGAGCTTTTAATCTTTTAGTAGCTTCTGTTAATCCGCCACCCATGTAGCCACCCATAGCTTTCGCAGCTTCTCTTTTGGCTTTTGTAATACCTTTTGGAGAAATTCTTTTTTTATCTCTTATAAATTGTCTCATTAAGATATTTCCAGTAGTTCTGTCTAAGTCAGTAATCTTACCTTCTTTTGCCATCATGGGTTTTTTCATCATCATTCCTCCGCCCATTTTTTTCAGAGGTCTTTTTGTGGGTGCTCTTTTACCAGTTCTTTTTTCATATAATTTTTCTAAACCAGCTTTTGCTAATAATGCTGCTCCTGCAACACCGGCTGCAATTTTTCCATACTTCGTAGCTTTTGCTGCTCTTTCAATTCCTTTTACTGTTGTGCCTGCAAGCTTTGCTCTTCTTTCTAAAAATGTAGATCCAATTTTCTTCATAGATTTTTTGGCCGTTTGAGGAGGGCTCACTACTGGAAATACTCCTACTGATTTAAAAAAACTCTTTCCAAGATTTTGTAGTTTTGATTTATCAGTAGCTTTTTTTAAACCTTTTAAATATTTTTTGTATTTAGTAGCTTCACCCATACCACCTTTATCAGCTTTCATAATTTTACCAGGTTTCATTTTCTCGTCTTGTAAACCTTTGCCTCTACCTTTTGCTTTTTCAGCTCTTAGAACGGCGAAATCTTTGCCATCAATTTTATTTCTTGGTGGGGCTTTAGATGCAATCTTTTTTTGTTTTGGTGATAACATTCCTATTCCTCCACTTTTAAAAGATCCTTCAGTCGCTGTTTTTAATTTTGAAGCTCTTGTCTCTAGTTTGTCAGCAAAGTTTTTTGCATCTTCGTCAGTCATTTTTTTTATTAGACCTATTTTTTTTAAAATTTTACCGCTAAAAGTTTTAGATCTTTTTTTGCGTAGTTCATTTACAACTTTTTTTAAATTTTGAACTTTTGGATGATCTTTGTCGTAATTAAATTTAGCCATAGTATTTAAAATCCTTTTCTATCTTAAAATTTGGTGCATCTAATTCGTCTGTATAAGTACTAATAAATCCACCTTGCCTGAATCTTATCACAGCTTGGGTCATTGAATCAACATAGTCATCGAATTGTCCGTTAGGAAAAGCTGCACATTCTTCAATCACCTCTTGGGCAAATTTTTCATGTAAAGGGGCATAAACCATAGCTGATTCAAACACTGGTGCCACGGAGTTTATTCTAGTGTGTTTATCTCTACCTTTAGCTGGAACATAATCTACTACAGGAATACCAGCTCTTCTTAACTCATGTATTAAAGGTTGACCAGATGCTTTAGCTTCAATA